TCCGCCGGGTCATCCGGGTTCACCCCCAGTTCTGCCGCCGTGCCCGGCATAAGCTGCATCAGACCCCGCGCCCCGGCATGGGAAACCGCGCCGGCATTGCCGCCGCTCTCCGTCTGGATCACGGCCAGCACCAGAGTAGGGTCCACGCCTTCCTCTCCGGCTATGGCCGTGGCCATGTCCCGCACGTCTGCGGGCAGTCCGGCTCCTGTCGGAGCTTCCGCTCCCTGACCGACGCCTGGCCGATTCCCGTCAAGCAGGGCCTGCGCTTCATCGTAACGACCGGCGGCAAGCATCCCGTCCAAAACGGCAATGTCCCGCGTGTGTTGCAGCTCATGGCGAAAGGCCGTGTCGTCAAGGCCGGGGTTCTTGGCCCGCCAGCTCTCGGCCAGCATGATCATTTCATTGTCCAGCCGGGCAGGATCGTCATAGTGTTCCGCGCTCATCCTGCCAAAGGCCGCAAGCTGCCCTTCCAGTTGCGATTGCTGCCAGAGTTCATCCTGTTGCTTCTGGTACGCGCCGCCGTCGCGGACGGCATAAAGACTCTGCGCCGCCAGCCGACGCCGCAATTCCCCAAGAAAAATCTCGTTCTCCGCCCCGCCAAATTCTCCGGTGTGGCGTTCGCTGATCTCCGCGAACTTGTCCGCAAAGTCCTGTCCGGCACTCAGGGCATCCCGGCCCTGATGCGTCCGCATATACTCGCCCTTCCATGCGTCAAATTCGGCTGTGGCCGCCAGCACGGCATCATCAATCAGACCCTGTTGCCGTCGCACATGGTCACGGGCCAGAACGCCCACCACCTCGCCGCCTGCCCGCAGTGCCGCCCCCAGCAGTTTCTGGCCCGCGCTCTCCACATGCGGAGGGTTCAGATACGTTGCCTTGATGGGGGTATTGAGCAGGGTTCCCGACACCTTCTGTTCGTATGTGTGCTGACGGGCCATATCTCCCTCATCACAGATTGTGCAGTTTCCAGTTGGACACCGTGGCCCCGCCTCCCCGCATACCGGCATTCATGGTCAGTAGCGAATTTCCTCCGCCTCCAGACAGGCCGCCGAAACTTCCCCCGCCCATACTGTAGGCCGAAAGACCAGACGCCACCCCGTTGATGACCGCCGTCAGCAGGGATGTGCCGAAATTCCCCGCTGTCTTGCTCAGATACGAGCCTTGCGCATCGTACTGGCTGGCCTGCCAGTTCATGGTCTTCACATTCTGGGTGGTCTCCCATTCCTTCAGGGCTTTCTGATAGGCGTTTTCGCCCCAGTCATCGGCAAAACGGTTGATATTGCCGTGACTCACGTCCAGCGCGCTACCGCTGGTCATGTCCACATTGCCCGCCGCCAGCAAGGAGCGGTTACGCCCCTGCATCTCCTCAAATTCACGCCGTAGCGCGCTTTTCTGGCGGTCGATATTCTCCGCCTCAATGCGTCCCTTCTGCGCCTGAATTTCCGCCTGTTTGCGCGTCATCGTTGCCTGATCATGCAGCGTTGCCGCCTGCGCCTTCTGCTGTTTGCGCTGCCTCTCGGCACTCATCAGGGAAGACGTTCCGGCCAGCGCGCCCGCCGCCAGCCCCAGAGCCATTGCCGAACCCATCAGTGCTGACCTCCCGCCAGTTCGGCCAGTTCCACCACGATGACCATGCCCAGCAGGGTCACAGGTTCCGGCCCGTCAAAAATCAGTTCCAGTCTGTCACCGTCCCGCCAGCCCGCGCCCAGAGGCAAGGCCCAGTCCGCCACAACCGCGTAGTCCGCACCCCGTACCGGCACGGGCAGGGCAGGCCCGTCCCCCACTCTGGCCAGAAAAGGCCGTGAATGGAGTACCCGGCATTTGATGGCGTTGAGCTTGCGTATTCTCAGGAAGGTAGAGCCGTTCTCCAGAGAGCTTTCCGGCAGACACGGCACACAGCGGGCCGCAAAGGTCGCTTTTTCCCTGCCATCGGTGTGTACGGCCAGAGCCGGATCCCCGCCCTCGAAAAACGGGGCCAGTGTCTCGATGCGCATACCGCCGTTTCTCTCCACCACCAGCCAGACCTGATGATTCCCGTCCTCTCCGGGGATGGCGGTCACGTCCCGCACCTGTCCGGCTGTCTCGTGCCGATGCCAGCCCACCACGTCATGCTCACGCATATAGGTCAGGCCGACAAGTTCCCCGCTTTCCAGAACACACCACACCACGCTGTACGGTTCACCCTGCCATGCCCAGGCCTTTACCGGGCTGTCCCGCAGCATATGCCGGGCCAACAGGCTCAAGTCCGAGGATTCATACCTGTCGGCGGAAAAGGTATAGCCGTATTCGCGTACCACACGTCCCCCGCGCTGAAGATAGAGCAGGGCATTGCCCGCCCGCAGAACCGGCAATCCCCCCTGAGAACCATGATAGGTCTGTGGCTGGAACGACAAATCAGAGGGCGTCAATGCCCCGCCTTCGGTGCCCGAAAGTATCCATTCCCCACCCTCTGTACCCACGGCCAGAGTGTTTCGGTCGGACTGGCACCACAGTATTCTGTTGGCCTGAGTGGCGGCCAGCGTCACTTCTATGGCGTCGTCGTCCGCCGGAGGAATGGAAGCGGCCATGCTCTCGAAATTCCCGGCCTGCGACAGCCATATGGTCAGCGGCTGGTACAGCGAGGCCGCGTACCCCAAACGTTGCTGGTGCAGAAAAACCACGCCCGGATACAGGCCCGGTTCGTGGAACGGGTTTCGTGCGTTAGGCGGGGTGTCTTCCGTGTCCGCGCCCATATTGCGATCCTCAAAAACCGGGTTTTCCCCGTCTTCAGGCTGCAACACGCGACCTATGTAGCCGTAGACCCCGCCCTTTTTCTTGTAGACCCGATATTCCGATGCCTGTTCCACAGCCTGAATGGTCACAGCCACATAATAGGTCTGGGTCAGAGGAGCCGCGTTTTCCACCGTCACCGCGCCCGAGGCCATGCTTTCCTCTCCGGTCTCCGCATCGATGACCGTGGCCACATAGCTGTACGAGGTGCGGCTGTTCTCCCCGCTGGGTATGCTCCCCACCGTGCCCGCCAAAATGATGACCGGTGAGGCAATGCTCGGCATCCAGTTGATGATTTCGTATCTCCAATCCGTATCCCCGTAGCGTGAAATCTTGGCCGGAACATGGGCCGTATGGGCCAGAAATATCACGTCTGCCGACTGGGCAAAACTCATGCCCTCCAGATCATTCCCTGTCCAGCCCGGCAGGTTGAGCATAAAGGGTGCCCCGGCAAGTGTGCCATCGGGCATCCACACCCGCATCGTCAGCCTGTCTGCTGTGCCGGAAAATTCCAGTATGCGGCTCTCTCTGGAGGAAAAGACAAAGGGAACAAGACGCACCGCCTGAGTGTGCAGCGGCTCCCCCATGTGCTTCATGCCCGGCCTCTTGGTCAGTCCGCCTTGAGGCAGGGGGATCATGTTCAGCAGATATTCGTTTCCGGTCTGACAGCGCGGCTGATCAAAACGCGCTCCCATATGGGGCGAAATCTCCCCGCCATTGAGGACATTCTTGACCACGAACAGACAGCCCGCCTGTGCCTGATGTTCGCCAAGAGCCTGCAACCTCTGTACCACGGCAGGATGCTGAAAATACGAACCGTCCGGCCTTGCCCGTCTGTCCGCACCGGACGCACTCTCGTGACCGCTTGCCGCTGCTTCGGCCAGAGCCTGCATGGCCCGCCGCACTCCGGGATTATTGAGCGTGGAACCAAAAGGAGGCTGAAGCATGGCCTATCCTCCCTGACCACCGCTACGGCCCATGAGGATGCTTTCATCCAGCGGAACCCGCTCTGTGGTCTCGGTGGCGTCAATGGCCTGAGCCTGAGCCAAGGCAAGCTGGTAGAGCTGGATCAGGTTCGGCGTCATGCTCATGGTCTGGGCGGACAGACTGGCGATCTCCGCCGCCACACGACTGGCCACCGCGTCGGCAAAGTCTGTGGGCCAGTTGGCCGGGTCCAGATCGCGGGTCACATAGCGGCAGTTGCAGGGCGACACATTGGCATAAACCTGCCTTGCGCTGATCACAAAGCGGGCTTTGGGAGCCCGCAAATCGTCGGCGCAGCGCACGTCTATCACTCTGAGGCAGTCGTCCGGCATGGTGTAGGCGTACCGGAAGCCGAAAGACGGTTCCCTTGCCGGAGCCAATGCCGCAAACCTTGTGGCAAAACCCCACGGGAAGGATCGCAACGCCTGTTCTGCCACCGCGTCAAAAATGGTAGAGGCGTTCCAGTCGCAGTCATTCAGGCTGGCCGCAAGGGGCAGCCCCACTTTCATCAGAGCCGCGTTGATCACGGCCAGCTTGTCATTCATGTACCGGCTCCTTCATGTCGTGCATGATCCTTGCCGTGTCCGCCATGCCTCTGGCCGCGCCCACGGCGGTCTGTAATGCCTGCTGTTCCATCATGGTCTGCTGTGCCTGCGCCTGCGCCTCGGCCCGTGCCTGACGCAGGGCCTGCACATCGGCGTCAGCCCGCACAATGCCGCCCGGCGCACCGGTACCGGTAGCCAGTTCGTCCACAGCCTGATCCACATCCACCTTGTCCAGCACTTCGGGTTGCAGTTGGGCCAGAAAGGCCACTTCCTGCAACAGTGCCCGTGTGGTCTCGGCTCCGGTCTGGCGCAGGGCGTTGGCCAGAGGCGACACAAAGTTCATTTTCACCAGAAGAGGCAAGCCAGCCAGAGAATCCGGCGGTACGGGCAGAAGCCCGGCCCGATCCATACAGGCCGCTACCCGGTGCAGCAGAGGTGTCAGCACATGAGGTTCATAGGCACTGATCACCGGCCCAAGCTGTTGCAACGCCTCACGCTTGCGCTCCAGAAATTCCGTGGCACTCATGTCTCTGGGTCGCTGATCCAGCGGCATGGACGCAAAAATGGAGGCCATAAGCTGATTTTCCAGCCTCTGGCCCACAGTCTGGATTTCTGCCTGAAGATACTGAAAGGCCTGTGCCCACGGCCCGAGATCGTAAATCGGTTCTATCTTCACCCGTTCCGACACATAGGTGATACCCCCCGGCGACAGATCCACCTTTCCTTTCAATTCCGGCGGAGCCTGCACCGGCGGTCTGGTCAGCAGGCCCAGCCCTTCCAGCTTGCGCCGCTCCATCAGATCCACCTGACGCGAATCCGCCAGCGCGTCATCTCCCGGCCCTGTGCCGTAGGGCGTACCGCTCTCATGCCATACGGTAAAAAAATACGGCATTTCGTGATAGCCGCCCTCATGCAGGAAATCTTCCGCGCCCTCGCTTTCCCAGAACAGGGACTGCCATGCCATATTCTGCCTGTCCTGCCTGCCGGGATATCGCCAGTCCCGCCGCCGTACCAGATGTGTCACTCTCACAGATTCATACGGCTGCCTTTCCAGTTTGGTTCTGCTTCCCTCGCTCAGCGCGTCCCTGCCGAACACGGAGGCCAGACGGGCCGGGGTCCAGATCATGGTTCGGCACACGGCGTCCAGCCGTCCTTCCCCGTCCAGACCCACGGCGTAGGAACCTATGGGCACACACTCGAAACGGAGGGGCGTCTGTCTGGCTGTCTCAACGTACATCAGGGCACATCCGGCCCACAGCAGATCCATGTTGAAGCTCTGCACGGCCTGATAAAAGCCCCCGTCCGCCAGACATTCCTTCATGCGTCGGTCCACCTCGTCCAACCAGCTACGCGCTCCCGATGCCTCGGCCAATTCTCTTTCCCCGAAGTCCGGCTCAAACCATGAAATATTGCGCGGGGTCATGCCGCTGGTCATGCCCGAAGCTCCCCGCAACAGTGCCTGAGACGCGATCTGGACAAAGGCTTTTTTGTTGCGCCTGTGCCCGACCGGGGCCAAATCTTCCCCGCCGAACACCCCTCGATGAGGAGCTATCCAGTCCGCCAGCTCGCGCCATTCCTCCTCTCTGGCTGTGCGTGCCCTGAGTAGATGGGCAACAAAGGCTTTGGCTTCGCTGAACTTCTTCACTCCGGCCTCCTGCTACACGCGCCCCAAAAGGCCGGCTCCGGCACTGCCTCCGCCCCCACTCGTCCCCAGAGGAGAGGTCAGAAGCGTACCACTCATAAGCCGTCTGGCCTGAATCTTGCGCCTTTCAGACTCGCGCACGGCCGCGCTTTCCGGCTCGGATTCCTGTTCCCGTACCGGAACCGGCTCATACTGCACCGGTGCCGGAGCGTCATACCCTCCCCCAAAC